TTTCTCCATTAATTTCTTTTCATCCTGAGTAATCTCTCCTTGCTCAAGCATTTTATCTAACACAGCTTCATATGATGTGTTTTCTGTAACACTAAAATCTGTTCTTTTAAAATACTCAAACCTTTCCGCTAATTCACCAGCTATTGAATATTCTTCATCTAATACTTTATTTATTTCAGCTACCTCGTTTTTTAATTTATTTATGTCCTGAAGATTTAAAGTTCCTTTTCTTTTGCCTAACATTTCTACAATAGACTGGTATTTATCAATCACACTTGCAGGCACTATTTTAGGATTTACCGCTAACATTCTTTCCAACAATATATTTAAAGTTTGGTCTGCTCCTATCTTTCCTTTTATATTTTTTCTTGCTGTTCTTCTTAATTTATTTATAGTGCTATCTATCTTTTCTTTTTTCTTAGCAGCTCTATCTGCTTCTTTTGCTGCCTTACCTTCTAATTTTATCTGGTCTTTCAAAGCCTCTGCTTCATCCACAGTAACCTCTTTCTTTTTCTTAGTTCCCTCTACTATTTTTTTAGCAGGAACACCTCTTCCTTTTTTACTTACAGGAGCAATACCGCCTTTATCCAGCATCTCTTTTTGCTGAACCTCCTCTTTTAACCTTATATCTTGTAACGACTCTCTGTCTGGGTCAACACCTAATACAGCTTCTATATTTTTTTGTGTAGGTTTTAATCCTGTTAGCTCTTCAAACCGAGCTTCTAAGTTATTTAATTTTAAGGTACGAGCTTGCTTTGCACGAGAAATGTTACGTCTGGTAGGATTGTTAATAGCATATTCAAAAAACTTATCCATTACAACGTCTGAATCTTGATTTGTACGCTCAGCTATTTCAGCTATTTGACTGTCAAACCCTTCAATTGCTTTTTTTATTATATATTTTCTTTTTATTTGTGGCGTTAGATATTCCTTATCATTAAAGAGCGCCCACTCTTCTTCAGTGAGCTTAATAGTTTCAAACTCATTTATTGATTCTATTTCTATTTGATCCTGTCTTTGTTCATTAGCTACTTTTTTTTCTGTTTCTATAGCCTCAGCTACTTCTCTTACGTTTTCACTTTCTAATATTATATCATCAGCTTGGTCTTCCCTTAGGCTGCTTATATCTGTATCAGGTCTTCCCTTAGGCTGCTTATATCTGTATCAGGATTATTTTCTTTGAATATCTGCCCAGCAGTTCTGCCTTCGTTTACATCAATACCCTCTTGCAGTAAAGCGTTTTTTACTGCTTGACTTTTTATTGAGTTTACATCTTTTACAGGTCTTCCTGTTTTAGCTTCTACCACTTGAGCTTTGCCTTCCGCATCTACCTTTTATTTTCTTTCTTACAGGCTGTGCTTGTCTTTTAGTCTCCGGTCTTTTCTCTGGCTCAGGAGTAACTTCAGTTACTCTATCTTGTTGTGTTACTTGAGCTCCTTCCTGCGCTTTATCAAGTCTTTCCTGTGCTTTACGAACATCTTCATTTGCTCTATTTAATACATCTTGATATTGGTCTGCTATATATTTGTCTGCTGTTTCTTTATCTTTAAAACGCATTGTTTCAACCTTAGCACGCTTAGTTTGCTTACCGTCTGTAAATTCTGCATATTCATTTATACGAGTGAAAACTGTGTACCCATCTCCATCTCTTTCTGCGTTATAAGATTCATGGTCCATTGTATTTTGCACTTCAACAATATCTCCTTCATTATATTTTTTTCCTACCTTTGGGCCTTGAGTTTTAAAATTAGGATTTACTTTTTTAATACTGCTATTTCTTCTTTTTAACCTTTTATCAAAATTCTTTTGAGCTTCAGTTACTTCCGTCTTCTCTGTTTCTGTCTCTTCGGTGGTTTCGGTGATTTGTTGCTCCTCTCTTGTAGATTCTTCGGTGGTTTGCCCTCGCTCATCCACTTCTTGAACATCTGTGGCTTGAACTTCGCCATCCACCGCATCTGTGCTTTGCTCTTGAACGGCATCTTGTCTTTGTATTATATCATTAATTTGTTGTTTTATCTCACTTCTTTTTAGCTTTGATGCTTCTCCAGTATCTTCAGCTAATTCGTTTAACTTTTTTTGCAGTGGTAGTATTTCATCAATCTTTGCTTGGTCAGTTACTCCGGCTCTTTTTAGCTGCCCTTCTATTACTGCTTTCTCATGTAAATCATCTTTTCTTTTTTTAGCCTTTGCCTCAAGCTCTGGATTATTTTTTATTGTTAACTCAGCTTTAGCAAAATCTTCATCAGGTGCATTTTCTACAAAGTCTTCCATAGTAGTTGCTGTAGTCTGAGACATTTCTTCACCACCATTCTTTTTATTAATATAATACTTTGGTGATTTGTATATACCATAACCAACACTAATTGGAGCGGTAGCCATACCAGCTATACCTTCAAACCCAATCTCGGCTACATCCATCTCTTGCCCAGCCACTAATCTACCAGCAACTTCTCCTGTTGAACCTCCAACTGCCTCAACTCCAAAACCAGCTCCTAAAGCTCCTAACTTTCTTCCTGTAGTTAACGGACCCCCTCTGTAAACTTTTGCTCCTACAGAGCTTGCTAAACGAGCAGTAGCTCCTTCTATAATACCGATAGCCAATCCTCTTCCTGCTGCTTTATATCTAATAGAGCTAAGCGCTTCTTCGTCTTCTAATACTGTTCTTACATTATCAGTAGTAAAATCTAACTCTCTTTCCTCTAATTCTTTTTGTAATAATTCTGCAAATGTAATTCCTGTTTCTAATGTAGCTCCTGCCGCTCCCATTGCGCCCCCTAAAGTTCCTATTATAGGAATAAATGATCCAGCCGCACCACCGGCAATACCAGCTCCTATGGTAGATGCGTTTAATAATTGTGTAGTAGATGAAACAAAAATCTGAGGAACTACAGATGGGTTAGCTACAACTCCTTTAATAAAACCCCAAAGACTTCCTCCTTCACTTTGATAAATACGATTAAAGTCTTTCATTTCATCAGACTCTCCTCTTGATTGTAATGATTGTTGAGCTTGTATAAACTCTTGTATATCTTGGTCAGTTACATTTTGACCTTTTGCAAATAATTCTAAAGACTCATCAAGGGTGGCTCCTTGAGCAATCCCTGCCGAACCTGACCTATATAAGTCTCCAAAAAAATCTGTTAGAAAATTTTTACCAAAAGCTCTTTCTATTGCTGTGTCTTTTTCTTTTACTTGTAAGTCTTGTGGCGTACGGTATGGATTGTAGCGTGGGGTTTCTGCAACAGTAGGAACTTCAACACTTTCAATTTCAGAAACATCTGTAGGTGTTCCTACTTCTATTTCCTCTACTTCTACTCCCTGACCTCCTTCTGGAACTTGTACTTCAAGAGAATCTTCTACCTCAACTGTTTGTTCTGGTAAAGCCGATGAACCACCCACCTCCTGAATTGTAGTATCTGATTCCAAAGTCTCCTGTTGATTTTGACCAGATAAGTCTGAATCGTCTTTTTTTTTTACAGGCTCTTCCCATAACGAGGTAAATTGTTCTAATTGAACTTTTTGAAATAAACCTTTGTTTTTACCTATATTATAAATTTCCTTCTGCTGTCTCGGAGACATTGTATTCCACATCTTCAAAGTTACCTTATCTGTTATAAGGTTATTTTTAAGATAAAGATTATATAACTGTTCTTTTTGATCCATTATTACTCTTCAAATACATTATCTCCTTCAACCACTACTACCTCTTCTGTTTCTGTGGCTCCTGGAGGTACATAGTTGGCAGGGTCTTCTTGATACTTTCTATACTCTTCTTGGTTTGCAGCCATGTCACCAAACTTAACAACAAATTCAGTATAAGAAATTGCTTCTTGTCCTTCTATCTCTTCTTTTTCTGCAATTTGATTTGCAATACCAGCTAATGTCATTGGGTCAATAATAAATTTATCCATCCATTGCTTCATTGCAGATGTTTTTATACCATTTGATGACATAATTTTTAACGCTGCATCTCTTGCTGGACCTTCTTCTGTTGGAGGGAACTCAAATTCTTGTCCTCCCACATCAAATATTAACTTACTTGCGTCTATTTTTCCATCATTTGTTAGCCCAAATCTTGCGTCAATAGGCCCCGACTCTAACAATTTGTTTTTTAAGTTAGGGTCCATAGTCCCGCTGATATAGGTTCCTAAAGCATTTGTTACTTCATCTACTGCATCTTTAGTTACATATTCACCAATAGTAAAGCCTAATCCAACTGCTAAAGCTGCTGGTGGACCACCAATCATCAAGGCTCCTGCCATAGGGACTGCGGCAAAGTTTGCGGTATTTCCACGCATATGTGTTCTAATATTATCTCCAAGCTCTTCTTTTAAATATGCAGTTCCTGTACCCTCATAATCTCCATACATTGCGGTAGCGCTACCATCTCTATATTGATAAGGAATTATTTTTGCGGTTTCAGCTTCTTTATTTATTTTTTCTTTTAACTCTAAAGTTCTGTTTTGTATGTCAGCATTAATTAACATTTGCTGTGTTCTTTGCAGTCCTGATAACTCTCTATCATCTATTAAAGAATTAATATTTGCTATGTTAGCATTTACTTGTTTTTCTTTAATAGCTGTATTTAATTTATCATTTAAAATTTTAGCTTGAGTTGCATCAATCGTATTGTCTTTCAATGCCTCTGATACCGCAACTTTTCTTTCATTTAATTCTCTTTCACTTATTGAGCTTAGTATTTCTTCGTCTACTAATCGGTCTACATCAGATGAAAGTTTTTCAAATCCTTTTCTTACCTCATACTTTTCATCCAACTGTAACATAGCCTGACCATATAATAAGTCCTCTACTTTTTTCTTTATCTTATCATTATTAACAGCATCAGTATCTAATACTGGACGTCCATTAACTATTTTCATTACCACTACATCTTCAGTATTTTCATTTACTTCTGCTGCTTCAGGAGTACCTGCATAAACATACTTCGCCCCAATACTTGGTGACCCTGCTAATGTAGCTACTGCTTTGTCAGTTAATAAGCCTCTGACCTGCTTTCTCATTTGTTCTTGAAAACCTTCCTCATTTCTTAACGTACCATATCCTTCTCTTGAATTTACCTGTTGTCTATCTCCTAAAGTTTCTTTTACTAATACCCCTAATTCAGTTACTGTTCCTTTTACATATTGTATTGGGTCAATCTTAGTGTACTGGGTTTTAAACCTGGTATTAATTGTGTTCATAGAAACGTGCTTACCTGGATCATCTGAGGGCTTTCCTGTAGCTGGGTCAACCTCTACTAAAGACAATCTTCCTGTTTGCGGGTTTACATACCCCTGAATATTTTCTAAGTTACCGAAGGCAACATTTTGTTCGTTAAGCCACTGTTCTAAATTAGAGGCTTCACCATTATCAATTCTTTTTACATATTCTGCATAATCATCATTCCATTGTTTGGAAACATTTGAAAATTGTTTCCAGTCAGCTAAGACTCTTTGCTTTGCTTGAGCAAACTCTGTTTGAGATATCAAACCTCTTTTAAACAAATCGTTTTGTACTCTTAAAAATTCTGCTGATTCTTTACTCATTCCTAAAGCTAATGAACCTAAATCAGCATTGTCATATTGCTCTAACGTATTTAAAATAGTATCAGCCTCAATAGTGTTTTTTTCTATCTCAGCTTTTTTGGTTTCACGATCTTCTTTTAGCTTTATTAAATCGTCTGATAATGTTTTTGATATAGTGCTCCAGTCTATTACCGACTTTGTTAGGTCTCTTTCTACATATGTGCTAAAATCAATTTGTTGTTTTGTTGCCATGATTTTATTAATTTATAGTTGTATATGTCTTCGGTTGTTCCGGAAGAGTTATTCCATATTTAGCCATTGTCTCTTCAAATGTTGGAAAAATACTTTGCATCAACGGAGACTGCACTACGTTTATTTGCCCTTCCATTTGAGGTGTTAAAGAAGAAGCAGCAGCCCTTTGCTCCTCGTTTTGTTTTCTTCTAAACTCCATATCAGTTTCAGCCCCAAGTTGTCTTTGCCCTTCTTCAGTGGCATAAAAGTTTGTTTCTGCCGATTCACCCTGCTGTTTTTCTAAGTCAGCTTCAATTTCTGCATCAAATTCTTTGTCACTTAATGAAAATACTCTAAAGTCTTCAGCGTATTTTGCTGGGTCTGCGGCATATTCTGAGAGGGTTATATTATTTTGTTTTAGAAATTTTTGTAATTTTTTATCTTCAGAGCTTGTTTGATATAATTTTGTTTGTTCTAATCCTAACATTGCGGCCTCTCCTAAAGCCTGATATCCTTGTTGATTAAAAGTAGCCCTTGCCTCTTGTGAGTCTACAAGTCTTCTTGCTCTATCTTTTTCCGCCTGAACTTCTAACTGTAGCATTTGCTGGTTGATTGCGTCTTTATTTTCTGCCTTCAATTTTTCTAATTCAAAGAGCTTTTCTCCCTGTGCTACTCTTGCTTGCTCAGCTACAGCTGCTTGAACTGCTGATACCTTACCTACACCACCTAATAATTCTCTTGCCCCCGCTTCTTGTAATGCTTCAACTGCTGTAGTAGTAGTTTGTAAATTGTTTAACAATTCATTCTCAAATGCTTCTACAGGAATATTTAATCCTGCGTAAAAATCTTTTTCAATTCTGCTTGACGCTTTCTCTAAAAAAGCAGCGGCTGCTTTGTCTGCTTGCTCTCTTAATCTTGTCGCTTGTTTTGCGTTTTGAAAAGACCCTACAGCTTGTGCTACCTTTGTAGTAATTGCCGCTATTGTTGCTGCTGTTCCTAAACCCATATTATAATTTTTTAATCATTTCTTGCCCATTGCTCCCTCCTTTTACATACCCTAACTCTTCATAAAGACTAATTAATGAAGGGTTTTTAAGCAATGAATATACATATTTTTTTTCAATACCTCTGGCTACAGACGTTACAAACTCTATCAATGTCAGCAACGCTTCCTTTCTAACCTTTTTATTTTTAACATTAAAGTTAGATATAATCCATTCTAACAATACCACTTTAGAGTTAGTTACATACATAAACCCTGCGCACACTGGCTCATCATCACAATAAACCATATATCCTTTGTCGGATAAAAAGTCTTTTGCTGGAGGTGTCCACCTCCAATCTTTCCACCAACCTACCAACACATCTTCATAGTCATTATCTTTTAGCGGCTGTATGTTATACCTCATCTATGCAAAGATAATAAAATCTATGGAAAACTTTTCATCACACTACTTCCTACGGAGAACAGCTCAACAGGTGTTGTGTCTGAGTTTTCTAATTTAAACTGCATAAAATAACCCCTTGCTCCGGTGGAGTTAGCTACTACATCTTTATAATATAAAATAAAATCTCCACTTGCTACTAATTGTCCAAATCCTGTTGTGTCAACATTTATTGTATTTAAAGTATTATCTACACTTTTAACCACACCGCATTTAGTTGGAGTTACTGTTGCCGGGTTGGTGGTTTTAAAAACCGAATCACCCTCTGAAATAATACTTCCAGGTGGTACAGTAAATTGATATTGATATAAGTTTGCAGAAATTATGGTTGGAATAGCTGATATTGTTCCTATACCATTAGCTGATCTTAATTTAAAATTTATTGTAGATGCGTTTTCTCTAATAAATGAAAACCACTCTCCTTCTTTTTGCTCAAAATATGTGCTTAACATATTTCCTGAACTTAAATCAGTTAGCAAATCTGTTACTGCCCAAGCCTTATCACTTTCAAATGATATAGTTTTAAATAATTTTATTTCTAATGGATTGTTATTAAAAACACCTGTAATAGAAGAATTAAATTGCTGCCCGTAATAATTATTTCTTATTGGATTAGTATTGTGTCTAAATAAATTACCATTTTTAAATGTATAAAAATAAGTATTCATACCCATCATAAAGTCAGGTAGATAAGAATAAAATGATGGCCAGCCTTTTGCTGACTCGCTATATGATAATGTTTCGTTTGCCATAATTTTTATTTTAAGGACAAGTTGAGCATGGTCCAAGAACCTGTGTTGCGCTATCCCAATATCTTACATATCCATCAAAAGCATAGTAACCTGTTGGGGCTAAACTTGTCATTCTATTATCTGTAAATATTCCTGTCGCTTGACAAAAAGTATTACCATCAAAATATCTATTTATTGCTACTGCCATATTAACAATTTGTTATACTTAATACTAAACCATCTACTCCTATCTCTGCTACTCTTCCATTTGGCCCTCCTTGATTTATTTTATAAAAACCTGCTGGAGTCCAATTAGATGGGCCTGAGCTACATGGAGTGTTTTGATACATTATATCTCCTACTGTTAAATTGGCAGGAGAAACAGCGTTTGTATATCTACTGATATTTATAACAGTTTCTTGACAAGCTGAAAAAGCTGAAAACTTTTGAACACTTGTTGTAACCAGATTACAATTTAAAACCACTCCGCAAGCAGCTGTACTTGAATTTGCGTCATATCCCATTTTTACATAAGAACGCTCTCTTAAATCGGTTACAACTATCATGTTAGGCTGTGACAATCCTTGTGTAACATTAAATCTTTTCGCCTCAAAAACTCCTGGCTGAGGGTTAGTTAAGGTTGATGTTAAAGGAGATTTACCATTAAGTTTTGTTACATCAAAATCAAATGCAGTTCCTGTTGAACCTGGAGCATACATAGGATTTCCTTGACTAAATATATATAAAAAGTTTCCTACTGGATTAAAATCTATATTATCTCCACTTTTCTTTACTGACCTAATAAGCTGGTCTGCACCATCATATGATATCATTCCTACTGATTGCTGACCTTCTAACTGATTAAATGCCGAGACCCCTTGTAATGGACTTGCTAATGCTACAACTAAATTAGACTCTATAGGGCTTGAAAAATTACCGTCAAACCAGCCATATTCATAATGTAATTGTTTTCCTGATTGCTGAGGCGATGTTAAAACTATCTGTGTTAATGATCCAGTTACTGTAGTAACGCACTGTGGTGTTATTTCGTAACCTAATACTCCTGTTGTATTAGGAGCTCTTTCAACTTTTACGTTTATCGTGGTAGGATATAAACTTAACTTGTTTAGTATCAAGAAACCAGAAGGTGCAGTATTATCTACTATTCTATCTACTACTACAGGGTTTACTACTCTTTCAATAATATAAGTGTCTCCTACAGCAAAAGTAAAAGCTGGGTTTGCTAATAATAATTCATCAGGGTTTCCTAATCCAGTAATCGTAGTTTTTGGAGGAGGAACTATAGAAGAACCTGTATTAATTATTCCGTCCCCAACTTGCACCCCAGCAGTGACAAAATTGTTGGCTGTATCTGTTAATGTTCCCGATACTAAAGGATTAGTTGCTGAACCAGATGTTATTTGAACTTTATTTGTTCCGTTCCATGTTAAAGTTATTTTAATAGAACCTGAATTTAACAGATAATCTAAATAAAAGTTTCCATACACAGCTCCAACATTTACGTCAAATTCAAACACCTCAGGAGCATTAGTTTGAGATATTAAAGTACCGCAAGCTACAGGAGCGTCAGAACCTTTGACTGATATTTCATTATTGTTTAAAACATATTCTCCCATATAAGGGTCATAACCTCCTAACTTCTGTGTATCTATTTGTGCAGTAAAAGAGTCTCTAAAAAATGATCGCATACCACTGTCAGAAATTACTGTTAATTGTTCTTCATAAGTTCCTCCACTTAATTTTATAACTGCATTTCTTTTTGTATCAGTAAAAAATACATTTTTACCCCAAGAAGCAAAACTTTCTGGGTTAAAGCTTATACCAAACTCTTCTAATCGTGTTATCTGCTTACCTAATACTTCAGGTATAGAGGTTATTGCTCCACCTCCTGCTGCGTCTGATAATAAATTTTTTCCTTGTAATATATATGATATTCTATCTTCCTGTAAAACTAATAAGTCAGTCTCTCTACTATGTAGTTTCATAATAGGACCAAATATTAATTCTAAATCTTTAAAATTACCTAAACTTAAATTAAACTCATTACTGTTATTTAAGTTTGTTTCACCATTATATATCCCACTATAGGTAATAGATGCTTTTCTTTTACTTTCTTGATAAGGTTCCGCAGTAACGCCATTAGCTCTTTCCCCGATAGCCATAGCATTTTCTGCTGCATTATCAAATATTTTATAACTTTCTACTCCATTACCAAAAGAATAACAATTAGCAAAGGTTAAATCATTTATAGCTGCGACATTTGTCGTTAAATTTTGGTTTTGAACATTACCAAAATGTATGTTTTCGTTTGAAACCGCATCATATCCAATATTAAAGTTTTGAGAGCCTTCATAATAAATATTAGGGTCTGCTGGCTGTGGAGTTGTTTCTAATGTAATAACATTGTTATTAGTTATAATAACTATTTTAACAGAAACTCTCGCTGGTCTTTTGTCAAAACCTGGACCACCTCTTGGTACCCCATGACTTAATACCAGTTGTAATTCGCCAGCACTTGGTTGTAAAAATTGAAACGCATAGTCATAACATGGTGATGCTCCAGGTATGTTACAATCTGATATATCAGTAGCTAATGTATATACATAATGGCCTTTCAACTCTTTTTCTCCAGTATCACTTGTTCCTTGAATATAATTAACTATTCCCTGACCTTCAAACCAACTTTTAAAATCAGGATAAAGAGCATTAGATATGTACTCTTCTTTCCACCTCCAATCAACAGACTTTACATCAGCAGGGTCTCCTGTCCATATACCACCATAGGCACCCCTTGTAATTTTCATGTCAAATTGAATAACAGAACCAGGTTGAATAACAATATTAGTGGATGGAGCAGTGCCAAAAAATAAAGGATATGCAACCTGCTGGTCTTCACTTGGGTTTGTTCCGCAAGCCTTACGACTCATTACATTTGCCTTTGTTCCTTTATTATACACAAAAGTTTGATCGTTTGGACTCCAACCGTTAGGTTTTGCAGAAAAATACAATCCTGCTAAACTATTTCCTGGATTTGATACGGTTCCATCTATCTCCCCACGTCCTTTCGCTTCTATTTCCAATACTGTTAGAGTGACTAATTCTGGAAAAACACTTGGCACTCCTGATACAATTTCAGACTTTACTATAAGTCTATCACCTACTGTTAAAATACTTTGGTCTTGACCTACCAATCTAAACCAATATAAAGTAGGGTCATTTTTATCTTCTTCAAATACCGTTATATATATAGTTTCATAAGTTGTAGCTGAAGGTTTTATTGCAAACTTATAGCGAGTTGCCCATTTTGGTGGAGGACTATCTATAGATACTCTTAATCTATTTATCAATCCTGCTCCAAGAGTATTTACATGAACTGTGTTGTCCTCAGTTGTAATTACTGTAGAAGACCTACCGTATTCATCCATATAAATTATTCCTAAACTATAATCCCTGTTACTATGTAGGCTTAATCTATTTGGAGAGCTATCCAAAACACCAGTCATGCTTTGTATTATATACTGAAAATACTCATAGTATTCACTAACAACATTTGTAGAAGGGTCAGTAGCTTGGTATTTAACTGCTGGTACTTTTAAATCAAAAGTATCACCACTAACAGTAAGCTCAAACCCTTCATTTACAGTAGAGCTTGTAATACCTGTTAAAGAATGTGTTGTCTGAGGAAATGGCCCTGCTCCAGAAACCACTCCTGAATTAGCTGGGCCAGGCGCAATAATAGCGGTGTTAAATAAATCCGTTAAGGTATTACCATTGTTAGAGTTTGATATAGGTTGAAAATTAGTTACTCCTACTGCATCAGAAAATTCAGGACTTAACAACATAGTATTTATTGAATTATAATCTCTTGTTGTTGTAAATTCAAAAGTAAGAGTTATGGGCTGAGTTCCGTTAGAAGATTTATACTCACCAGTAGCAGGAAAACCAGCTAATGTGCCTGGAACTGAATTGGTGCCTGTTGTTCTTAAAGATATTTCCCAAGTAAAAGTTGTTCCGGTTATTATTGTGTCTGAACCAGAGTATATTTGAAAACCTGACAAAGAAATGTTTGGATAAAATGTAGTTTTTCCAAGTGTTGAGCTAAAGGGTGTTCCGGATTGTATTGACCAAACTTGTGTAGTGCTAACTCTTGCAGGTTGTTGTAGTTCCAAAAACCTATCATTAATTTGTATAATTTCAGGAGTAAAAAGAGGAACGACAGGTAAGTCATCAAATCCTATCATGTTATGACCGTCTGTATAATTTCCATAAAACACTCTATTACCCATAACGGTTTGTGCTTGAGCAGTTTTAGGAACATTGTCAAATGTTCTTAATAACTCGTCTTGCCCAAGTAAAGTGTAAATTTTCTTTTTACTAAAAGTTATTGAACGTTCAGTATTATCACCCCACCCTTCGTTAATTTTATCATACCTTTCAATTATGTAAATTGTATTTTGTCCTGATTCTTTATATAATAAATCTACACCGATAACATTTGAGCCGCCTGTGCTAAATGTAACCTCAGCAGTGTTAAATTTATTTTCCATACCGGTATTTTCTAAAGTATCATAATCTAAAGTCCAATCACTTGGCTCAAAAGCTGGTGTGGTAAACAAAGAAGTTGCGCTATACTGATTATCTTTATATTTGTATCGGTAAGCAAAACATAAAAATTTATCTAAAATATAGTTTTCTTCTTCCGAAGGAGTGTTGATTAAATTTATTGTAGGTGCTGGTAAAGAAAATTCAGTTACAGGTGGTAAAACAAGATTGTTTGTATATTCAGTAAATCCTGGAGGCTTTACTATTACTGATATATCCTCTTCTGTAATTCCGTCTACTCCAAGTGTAGGATATGGGTATTCTCTGTTTATATTAACTACTCGTGGTGGATTAAAGTTATCGGTAAAGAATAAAAGGTCGCTTACTAAATTTACGCCAGTTATTAGTTTTTCTGTTTGAAAATTTAAAACAGTTTCTGAAATTACTAAGTATTTAGTTGCGTTTGTTGATGAGTTAAAAGAAACTATCATATCTACATCTCTTCCTGGATCACAAACAAACCAATACATGGTTTGGTTTATACCATCAGCGTAAGCGCCAATACATTTGGCAAAGGTAGATAATGCCACGCCATTATATAATAAAGTTGATACCTGAGTGTTTCCTTTTGAATTTTCTACCGCCCCTATTTCTGTAGTTTCGGTAGAACCAAGCCTTACATTTTGTGCGTCAACATATTGTCCAGGAGGTAATAAGCGTTCATCAACGCTTTTATTCATTTTACCTGCTATAAAATTAGTATTAATTTCCATATTACTTTATCCATTTATCCTGACCTCTCATGTTCATCAGCAATCTTCCTGGATGAATATTACTTAATCTTAATTTTGCATTTCTTAATAAAGACGACTTGTCTTTTCTTGCTCTGTTTACTATATATTCTTGCACTCCCAACTTACTGTTTAACAATGCAAATCTTATATAAGCATACAAATATTCTTCAAACATTTTGTTTACGCTTATTTTGGAATCATCCCCTTTTTCCATTCCGTCTGATACATATTCTAAAACCACTGATTTGCCTGACATAGTTGAATTGAAATATATAGCGCCTGTACTTTTGTTTATTGTAAAAGTTGGGTTAATGTTAGCAGTTTCAGTATTAAGACCGAATCTGTCTCCCATTTGTCTTTCAAAGTACCAGCAACCATCCATACAGTAGCCTAATTGATTATGAAATGGGCCTCCTCCTAAATATAATTTTTGCATACCGCCCTCTTGTCTTGATAAATCTACTTGAGAGTTTTCAGGTTTTAAAACATTACCATCAACATCAAACAAAATTTTAGCGTTGTTATCTTGCAAGTAGGCTTCGCTCCACATGGTTTGTATATTTTCTGTTAGAGGATATAAAACCCCTGCTTCATACAAAGATATTCTTACATAATTAACGTAATCAGGCGGTAACACAAATCTAATTTGTGAGTCTACTGTTAACTGCAATATTTTAATTTCTTTCATTGCATCGTAATTAAGCTCTTGTATTCCTCTTTTAGCATGAAATATAACTTGATATCTTTCTATGTTGTTTAGTATTTCGTTATTTCCTTGATACATTAACATAAAATTATTTACTATATCCTCTAAAGATACATACTGATATGAACCCCAGTTTTTATCAACTGGAGAATTACCATTGTTTTCATAATATAAATAATCTGTAATGTATGTCATTTGTTATACTTGTATTTGGTTATCTTGAACTTCTTCGTTTTGACCGAATTGATATACTTCTGCTTCTCTTATTTCAATACCAACGTATTGGCAAATCTTAGCTATTAATCCTGGCTCATCTGACAGGGGTAATTCAAAATCTTGATATGTAGAGGATGTTTGGTCAAATATTGGTTCTCCATTTGTTAAAGATAAAAATGTCCACTGCGGTGGTTTTGGATATCTTATATATTGCGCCTTTATATCACCATTGTTTTGAATTGATGTTGGGTAAACACTTACCGTATTTCCACTTAGAACATATGCGGGAAATTGAGTTGTAGGTGATCCTAAAGTTGAGCTTGTTAGAAAAAATATTTTTTTCTGTGTTACTCTTTCTACTTCTGTTATGTTATTAGCATCGTATATAGAATAATTTTCTCCAGAAGCTACAGCTTGAAATATATCTGCGCTTAAATTTATTGTTGTTGCATTTGCAACACTTTGAACAAACGCCTGTTTTAGAGTGTCGGTATTAACCACTATACTTTGTAATGCAGGGTATTGTGGTGTAACAGCACCATCTGAAAATGGTGGGTTAGCTGTATTGTCTACTAATTCGTTTACAGCAGTAGCTGTTGTTGTTCCTGATGTTAATAGAGTAGGGTAGTAATAAAGTTTGTTTATTAAATAATAGTCTGACGGTAAAGACCAGGTGTTTGCTGTTCCTCCTGTTAAAAACACCTCTTCAGAGAATGAATCTATAACCTCTTCTAAACCTTTTACTATATCTGCATAACCTGTTCCTGATTGTCTAACGTTTTCTCTGTTTATATATTGATTATACTGATAAAAATAATCCTCAAACATATCCATCTGCGCTTGTTGTGCGTACAGATTGAAATCTTGCGGAGATAAGTACCCGTAATTATTTTTATTAATAATTGCTAATACTGTATTCCTTACGTTATTAATCATAGCCATAGAAAATACATTTTAAATATCTACAAATATAGCAAAAAAAAAGAGGTTACTTTTTTTGTAACCTCTCTTTAAAATTGTAATAATACTATTATGATAGTGCTAAGCTTTCAACTGTTATTACAGCGCTTTCAAATAAAGGCATCTGTACTCTTGCAGCAGATGGTCCAGGTGGGTCTGGCATATTTACACCAACGTATCCTCTCTTCATTGCGTCTTGTATAGCAATAGCCACAATACGACCTGTTCCTTGATCTGAATGGTCTATTGTTAAAGTAGGAGTAACATTAGTGTTTAAAATAATCTTAGTCTGCTCATTATTTACTCTATCTACAAAAACTATGCTATCCATATCTATTAAGTAGCTTGAAGCAATCGTAGTGTCAAATACATTGTAAGCATTTCCAATAGTTCCGAAACTACCGCTAAGCTTTAACCTATAGTCATCAATAACCTGTGTTACAGTTTCACTTGTGTTTGCAGTAGTATTCTCAAGAATATCTCCCGCAGTAACAGTAGATGTAAATGCCTTACCAAAATCATACACCTCATTAGCAGGCGTCTCTATTGTAAAATTATCATTAAACAAAGTTGGACTGTCAAATATATCAGCAGTCAATGTTAATGATGTCTCATTAATTAAAGCAGCTACAGTAGTTTGTGTACCAGCTGTTGTGTTTTTTACAATATCTCCAACTCTAACTTTACGAGTTGTAAATGTTGCAACAGCGTTTAATTGCTTTTCCTTACGAACAGCATAATCTTCATTACCATCCGGGAATAAATCAGAAGCAAAACTTAGTTCTGTGTTAGCAACAGCAGTTATAGCAGCTTGAGAGCCATCAGTAACATTGTATGCAATGTCACCAACAACAACACCGTCTGCAACAAAAGTAGCGCCAGAATCAACAAGTTTATTCGTACTGTCACTTGTAGCGGTTCCTGAGGCTATACCTGCTGAAGCTGTGGTTCCTATAACCAGTTCCGATGTTCCACTTGAAACAATCGTATTAACTGGTATTTCTAAATATTTAGCTCTCATATATTTATGCGTTAACTATTGATGTAACAGCCTTTGGTAAAAGCATAGGAAAATATGCTTTTTGCCAGCTTGTAGCTAAAGCTTCTTCTGCTCCATTGACTATTGCTAAGTAAACATCTGAACCAACTTGATTAGCAGTAGTTACAGTTGTAGTAGTATTATCAACGTAATCAATTGTAACGGTAGCTGCTGTAGCACTTGCTGTTCCTATATTTTTTATGCCATTAAGGCTAATTAATTGACCTGTATTAGGTGCGTTTGTTATAAAAAGAAATTTTGTCATTTTTAAAAAATTTAATGATTAATAAAGTACAAAGATAAACAATCTAACTATCTTTATTTAAAGCCTTTTTTAGTATCTTAAACATTTGTATTCCTTCATCTGACTGAAGATAAGTACCAATAATAGCATAAGGGTCTGTATTATGTGGAACCACTTTAATTTTTATTAAACCTGCTTGTTCCATTTGCATTACTGTGTCTTGTAACTCTAACATAGGGTCATTAATAATAGCAAGTAATTCTTCTGGTCTTGATTTAGCAAACATTAATAAGTCTCTTTTAATTTCTGATGTAGTCATCTTATCTACAGAGTTTCCAATAAATGCTCTTGCTACTGAAATCATTTTTTCTAAAGGTAACTCCATAGCCATAACTTGAGCGTTCAATTCCATAGTAGCCTCTTCTAAATCTCTTGCTGCATCTGCTTCGTTGTCTACCTCTTCAAAAACCTGTCCATTATGTGGGTGGTAATGCAAGAACTCTTGCAATACTTGATTAGAACGGTCAACATAAAGCATACCGTCTTCAAAAACTACAGGTTCTAAAATAGCA